ACGTCAAGAACATAGAGCAGTATCGTGAGCTCATGGGAAATTTAAAATCTCTGGATCACGTGGAACAGGAACTCAAGGGCCTGCTAGAAAAACAGGAGCAAAGCAATGACTGAAGCGCAAAAACTTGATCTTGAAGGCGTAAGTGAAGGCGTCGCAAACCTCGCGGAAGCTTACGTTGATGTCACTGACAAAGCATTAGACCCCGAAAAAATCGGCGGTTCCCTCCTAGAAAGATTGCCAGACCCGACGGGCTGGCGTTTGCTTATTTTGCCGTATCGCGGCAAAGGTAAGACCGATGGCGGTATTTACTTACCTAACCAAGTTTTGGATGAGCAAAATGTATCTACACAGGTTGGCTATGTCCTGAAGGTAGGGCCACTGGCTTACAAGGACGCGGAAAAGTTTCCGTCTGGTCCGTGGTGCGAAAAGGGTAATTGGGTGATGTTTGCCCGTTACGCTGGTTCGCGATTTAAGATTGATGGTGGTGAAGTCCGCATCTTGAACGATGACGAGATTTTGGCGCGTATTCAAGAACCTGAAGACATTTTGCATTTCTAGGAGTTAAAAATGGCAGAAGAAAAAGAACAGATTGAATTGGATCTGGACGACTCTCAGGAAACTGAGGTTGATGTAGCTAATGACGATGAGGGTCAGGAAACCCAGCAGGCGTCAGAAGATGATAATTTTGACAAAGCGGAGAATGCCACACAGAAGCGCATTGACCGCCTGACAAAGAAAATGCGCGAAGCAGAGCGCCAGCGCGAAGAAGCGTTGAAGTATGCTCAAGGTGTGCAGGCTGAAGCACAGCAGCTAAAACAGCGCATGGATACGCTGGATAGCAACTATGTCAACGAGTACAGCAGTCGTGTCGAGTCACAAATAGCTTCCGCCGAAGAAAAATTGGCTAAAGCTATTGAAATGGGCGACACAAACGGCGTTATTGAGGCTCAACGGTCTATTACCCGGCTGGCTATTGAAAATGACCGTGCTCAGCAGGCTAAAGTGCAGCAGGCGCGTTATGCTCAGCAGATGCAAGCGCAGCAGCAGGCGGCGGTACAGCAGCCTATGCCTCAACAGCAGCCCCGTAGGCCGGACCCTAAAGCAGAGCAGTGGGCTCAAAGAAATACTTGGTTTGGTGAAGACGAGGCGATGACATATGCTGCTTTTGGCATACATAAAAAGCTCGTTGAAGACGAAGGATTTGACCCGCAGTCAAATGACTACTATAATGAACTGGATAGGCGTATGCAGACAGAGTTTCCGCATAAGCTAAACGGTGGTAGCAAACGGCCCGCTCAGACGGTTGCTTCCGTATCCCGCAGTACATCTGGGCGCAGTAGTGGGAAAAAGGTTAGACTCACCCCTAGCCAAGTCGCGATAGCGAAGAAATTGGGTGTGCCGCTTGAAGAATACGCGAAATACGTGAAGGAGTAATTAAGATGGCTGAAAATCAAAACGAAATGTTTGAAGGCGAAATCAAACGTACTTCTCGCGCAAATCAATCTAGGGAAAAGACGGCAAGGCGTAAGCCGTGGGCTCCCCCGTCTATGTTAGATGCACCACCTGCACCGGATGGTTTTAAGCATCGTTGGATCCGGGCTGAAACCCGTGGTTTTGACGATACTAAAAACGTCAGCGCTAAGATGCGCGAAGGTTGGGAACTGGTTCGTAAGGATGAGTACCCTGACTTTGAGGCCCCGGTAGTCGAATCAGGTAAATACGAAGGTGTGTTTGGAGTAGGTGGACTTATTCTTGCTCGTATTCCATTGGAAACGGTTGCAGAACGAAACGAGTACTTCTCTCAGAGGAACGCGGATCAGATGCAGGCTGTTGACAATGACATGATGAGCACGAATGCACATTCAACCATGACGATCAACAAACCTGATCGTCAATCTCGTGTAACCTTTGGCGGCCCACAGAGATAGGGTCGCTCTGATTAGGAGAAACAAAAATGGCAAATCAAGATACTGCCTTTGGTCTTCGTCCTATCGGGCTTAATGGCGCAGGTGCCAACACTACTGGTGTAACTCAATATGAGATTGCATCTACCAACACAAATGCGATTTATCAGTATTCGCCAGTAATTCCACTGGCTGCTGGTGTTATCGACATTGTTGGTAATGCAAACGGTGGTACGGTTCCCGCACTTGGGGTTCTGATGGGCGTAGAGTACGTGGATAGTGTTTCTAAGAAACCTGTCTTCATCAACTACTGGCCCGGTGCCAACAGCGTAAGCGTAGACACAAACTTCCCTGTGAAGGCTTTCGTTGCTGACAATCCAAACCAGTTGTTCATGGTAGCCGCAGATGGTAGCTCAACTGACCGTGCAACTGCACTGTCAAACATCTTTGCTAACGCATCTTTGGCAACCGCAACGTCCGGTTCAACCGACAATGGACGCTCCACTGCTGAACTCGACATTTCCACAGTTGCTACTACAGCAACACTGTTCATGCGTGTTGTAGGTCTCACTGGTGACAGTGCTAACCTCGACTACGATGCCGCAGGTGTGAATTACGTCGTTCGGTTTAATTTCCACCACAACGCACCGGTTGCAGCTTCGGCGTCTCAGACAACGTCGCTGTCTACTGGCATTTAAGGAGGGACATAGAAAATGGCTATTTCTCGCGCACAACTAGCGAAAGAGCTTGAGCCCGGACTAAATGCCTTGTTCGGTCTTGAGTATGATCGCTACGAAAATGAACACGCTGAAATCTTCGATGAAGAGTCTTCAGATCGTGCATTTGAAGAAGAGGTGATGCTCGGTGGTTTCTCAACAGCCCCCGTTAAAGGTGAAGGCACTGCCATCAACTTTGACGATGCTCAAGAGACCTACACAGCACGGTACACACATGAAACAATCGCTCTGGCGTTCTCAATCACTGAGGAAGCTATCGAAGACAACTTGTACGACCGTCTGGCATCACGCTACACCAAGGCTCTGGCCCGCTCAATGGCTCAGACCAAGCAGATCAAAGCTGCTTCCATCCTGAACAATGCGTTCAGCACGGGCAGCCCAATCGGCGACGGTGCAGCACTTTGCTCTTCAGCACACCCTTCACTTTCAGGCTCTCAGCGTAACCAGCTTACTGTTGCGGCAGACCTCAACGAGACTTCTCTTGAGCAGATGCTGATCGACATTGCGGGCTTCACTGATGAGCGTGGTTTGAAGGTTGCTGTACGCGGCATGAAGTTGATTATCCCGAAAGAACTGCAATTCATTGCAGAGCGGGTAATCAATTCAAATCTGCGCTCAGCTACTGCTGACAACGATCTGAACGCAATGAAGAGCATGGGTATGCTTCCAGAGGGTGCAGTGGTTAACCACTTCCTGACGGATACTGATGCCTTCTTCATCAAGACAGATGCACCAAACGGCTTCAAGTACTTCAACCGTGCACCAATCAAGACCGCCATGGAAGGCGATTTTGACACTGGTAATATGCGGTTCAAGGCACGTGAGCGTTACAGCTTTGGCGTTTCTGACTGGCGTTGTGTGTTCGGTACACCGGGCGCATAAAAAATTCTCTTCTTGAGATACTTAAAAGGACGGCTTCACAGTCGTCCTTTTTTGTTATATACTGAGTTTGGGCGTAATTTTAGCTTTGTAGACAGGATCCTGCCCACCTGACATTGCACGGACTACAGAGCGAACCCTTGTGCAAGAGGTGATAAAATGGCTTCTACAACTTTTTCGGGTCCCGTGACCTCCACTGCCGGTTTTATTTCTGGCTCTGACTCTCTCGTTTCCGTAACAGCTAACGCTACCATGACATCTGCCGCAAATGCAGGCCGCACTATGGTTTTGGATATTGCAAGTGGCGCGACTGTCACTCTCCCTGCTGCTAGCGGAACAGGAAACATCTACAAGTTCTTTGTAGCAACCACCGTTACTTCAAACGATTATATCATTCAGGTTGCTAATTCTAGCGACACAATGTCTGGTATGGCTATTGTAGCTAACGACGGTGGCGCTACTGCGTCTATCTTTGAAACTGCTGCTGACACCGACACTATTACTATGGACGGTTCAACAACTGGCGGTATTCTTGGCGCACAGGTGGAACTTCAGGACGTTGCTAGCAACAAGTTTTCTGTTACAGTCCGCACAGCGGCCACTGGCACAGAAGCTACTCCTTTCTCTGCTGCTGTTTAATAGGGGCTTATCATGGGTAAGCTTAACGGTAGCAAAAAGCCTATTAAGAAGGCTATAAAGGCCGTGAAAAAGGCTGTAACAAAGAAAGAGGGGTAAGCTATGGCTGGATCTCTGATATTTTCCAAATATCGGGACGTAGGCACAGCCGGAGACGGCACGATCTATAGTGGACCGTGCCGTTTGCGCCAGCTTACGGTAAATACCGAAGCCGCAGGTTCGCCTGCCATCATTTTAAAAGATGGCGGAGCCAGTGGCACGGTCAGGCTACAGCTTGACCTTCAAACAAGTGACACTTTTTCAGTCAACATTCCAGATGACGGCATTCGTTTTGATACAGACCTGTATATAGACGAAACCGCTTTGGATAGCGTGACTGTCTTCTTGTCATAACAGGAGGCTCGAATGGCTCGTGAAGTTAGTTCCATATCAAGGGTAGGGACTTCGGAGCCGTTTGAGCTTCAAGTTGCCCGTGGCCAAATATCTTTCCATAAAACTATTTTTAAGTTTGGTTACAACTCTGCTGTTGGATCCACCAAGGAAACTATTTGGGAACAAGGCGGTTTATACGCTTATCCAGCATCAGCCACAGTAATGACTGTATCAAGCAGTTCAACTGACGACACTGCCGCAGGAACTGGTGCAAGAACAGTAGAAGTTTTTGGCCTAGACGCCGATTACAACGAAATAAACGAAGTTGTCACATTGAATGGGCAAACAGCAGTTAGCACCACAAAATCTTACCTCCGTATAAATCGTGGCATTGTTCGTAGTGCAGGCAGTGGTGGCGCAAACGCTGGCACAATTTACGCAGGAACAGGCACAGTGACCACAGGAGTTCCAGCTAATATTTATCTGACCATAAATGGTGATGGCGACAACCAAACATTAATGAGTCTTTGGACAGTTCCCGCAGGATATACAGCATTCCTTACAAAAATGTCTTTATCCACAGGAACCTCTACCAACACCCAAGCCGTTTTGAATGCTAGTCTTGTAGCTAGACCATACGGAGAAGTCTTTCA